CTTCTGAAATTACAATCGTAGAACCTACTCTAATAACACACTGTTTTCCAGCTTCAACAGGAACAGTGATAGTAGTATTACTAGCAATGGTACAACCATCATAAGAAATATGTAATCTATTTTGTTCAGACCAAATTACTTGATCTGATGTCATTGGCATTTCAGCGCCAACCATTCTTAAGAAACCTTGTAACGTTCTGTTACCAAATCTCTCTACCTCTGCCTCATACAATTCTGGTAAGTATTGCTGAGCAAAAGTTTGGGTTCCGTCAGTAAAAGAAAGGTAGTTCTCACTTAGAGTAACTTTCTTTTGATGAGGGAGTAATCCCGGAGCATTAGTTATATCTAATCCCATTTTATTTTAGTTTTAAGTTTTATTTTTGTTTTGTTTTTATTTTTAACTTAGAACTATCTACACCACTGATTGCTTTTACTCTTAATCCGTTAATAAATACATCACCTGTAGATGTTACTCTAGGTTCGTTACTTACGTTTTTGGATTTAGCCATCACATCTTTTACAGCATCGGCTTTGCCTTGCTCATAGAAATGATTAGCTATTGTATCAGCGTTTTCAGCAGCATAAATGGCTTTGTGGTAACCAGCATAATCTTTTACTTCACCTTTTTCGTTCAGGAACTTCCCAACAAAATTAGTTAGATCAGATTGGGTGTTAGCAACACCATCAGTATCCGAAACTCCATATCTAAATTTCTTTTCACCAATATTGAAGTCAAAACCTTTGAATTCTTGGTTAAAATAGTTTTTAGTGTTATTCTGGAACCTCTCGTGTTGATTTTGAACCATTTTCTGTTCTTCGTTGTATCTATTGAAAAAGTCAGTAGCTTTTTGTTGGTCTTGAGTTACGCCGGGTCTCAACTTGATTTCGTCGTAGTATTTACTCTTAGTGTCCTCTAAAAATTTACGGGCTTTAGCAATTTCTTCTTTGAAGGCGAGTTTCTTTTTCTTTATATCTCGCTCTTCATCCACTTCTTCGTCAAATGAAAAGTTATCTTCTAATAAGAAGTTAACCTCTTCGATGTCTAAGTGTGGCTTAGTCTGTTTGTAGTATTCTCTAATTAAAGCGTCATCGTTTATATTACTGTAATCAGCATTTAATCTAACATAGTCTTCAACTGTGCCACCTGTTTCTTCCATAAACTTAACTAACTTTTCTACATTTTCTGGTAAGTTAATTTCTGGCTTAGCTGGCTCTGGAGCAGTTTCCATAACTGGCTCTTTTACTTCTTCTACTTTTTCTTCTTCAGTAACCTCTTGTATTGGTGTTACTTTTTCTTCAGTAGCTTCTTCAGTTTTTTCTTCAACAACTTCTTTTATTGGCTCTTCTTTTACAGCCTCTTCCTTAGTTTCGTCAATAACAACTTTTGTTACTTCCTCTTCTACAGGGTCTTTTTTAGATAAATCTACTTTTATAGTTTCTTGTTGTTTGGTAAGTTTTTTAGGTCTACCTGGTTTCTTTTTTATTTTAAAAGAACCTTCCTCTTTTACTTCTTCTGACATAATATAATATAATAGTTATTAAAAATTACTTAGGGCCAAACTGCTCTAAGCCAAATCCACCCATAGTATCATTACCTGCGGATTCAAAGTTCTTCGGTAATAAATCATTTTTTCTTTGATCTATTAACTCAGATTGTTGCGTTGCTTGTATTTTAGTTCGTTCGTCTTTACGATCTTCTTTAAATTCTTCTTGAGTCTTTTTACTTTGTCCTTGAGCTTGAGTAAGTTGCATATTGTAATTAAACTCTAGTTCCATCAACTGTTGTTTAATTTGTGCTTCTCTCTCCATCTTTTGTACTTCAAAATCAGATTTAGCTTTTTCAAGTTGCATCTTTTGCTCAGTTAGTATTTGTTGTTTCTGAGCTTCTGCCATAGCTGTTTGTTCTGCTAGCTGTGCATTAGACTGTGCTTGAGCTTGCATATTAGCTTGCTGTGCTTGTTGTTCTCTAGCTGCTTTTTCTTTTCTACGCTTCTTTAACATTTGATTAGCTAGCTTTAAATTAGCAACTTCTCTAATGTCAATAGCGTCTTCAAGACCTATTTGTCCAGCTTGTAAAGCTATTTGAATATTTTGTTCTAGTATTTGTCTTTGCTCTTCATCTGGCTCTAGTTCTAAGAATATACCAAAGTCGTGTATATTTAATCCAGATAACTCCTCTAGTGTTCCTACGTTATATCTAGATATACTAGACATTAAAGACTGTTTAGTCATTGGAAACATTAAAGCATCGGCAACTCTTAATGATATGTTTTCACAAGTTCTAAGAGTTAAATATAAACTAGCTTGTAATACGTGTCTAGTAGCTACATTTGAATTAGCAGCAGCTAACTTCTGTAAACCAACTAATGATTGCTTGTCTGGTAACGTACCATCTCTAGCTTCATTAAGACCGGTCACATCTCTAATCATTTTAAGATAGTACTCGTAAGTCTGTATTAATGATTGTATTTTACCCATGCCATTTGAAGTAGAGAGCTCTTGTATTGGAACTTTACCTGGATTCATACCGCCATCTTGAGTCATTGATCTACCGACTAAAGATCCAGTTTGGAAATACATATTTAAAGCTTCAGCTGGGTTGTAGTTAGTACCATTACCTAAATCTACTTCTGCTAAACCATCTATATCCATATAAACTCCATCAGGCACTATCCTAGACATCACCTGTTGTAGTTTTAAGTGAGTTAGCTGTATCATGTCAGCAAAACCAGTTATTCTGCTTACAATTGATTCTATGCGACCTTTGTATAATCTAGGAGCTACGATGTTGTAGTTCATATTTACTTTAACAGTGTCAGCATATGGTCTAGTCATATTCTCTGCCATCTTCCACTCAAGCATTTTTTCATGACCTAATATTTTAGCTCCTGAATACAATACTTCAATTGATCTAAATGCCTTTTTAAAGTTGTCACCTTCTGGTGCATCTATAAATGTATCTTGTTTTTCTAATGCTTTTTCAAGTCCTGATGCAGTTTGCTTTATTTTAAACACTTGATTAGTATAAGTCTTATATTCAAAATATAATACTTGTACTGTATTATCATCATAACGACCACTCCAGTTTCTAGTATAGTTTTGATTGCCTGGATACTTTTGTATCTCTTCTAACTCACTAGGCGTTAAATCAGGAAACTGTTTTTTAAGCTCTGGTAGACTTATTGGTTTTACTTCACCTACATAATATATATCTTCAAAGTTAGGATCTTCACTATATGAATAAACTAAACTTGCTGGATCTACATAATCAACAGTAACTCCTTCTGATCTATTAAAAGATGTTTTAGTAGCTGCAATACCTAATATAGTTAAATCTTGATTTAATCTTCTTCTAGTTAAATCATATTTGTTTTTAGCTAATACATTATTAATAACTTCTTCTTCAGCTACTTCAATAGACTCTTTATAATCCATTTGCATGTGAAGCTGTAAATCTTCTTCACTTTCCATCTCTAAACCTTTACCTTGGGATTTAGAAACATCAAGACCTGTCATTTGCTGTATCTGGTTGATAAGATCTTTTTGCATCATATCTCTTTGTAGAGCTTCAGCATAAGCAGTTCTTTTCATTATAGACTCAGGATCTTGAGCATAAGCTTTAATGTCATAAGATCTTTGAGACATACCATTTACAACAATATCTACAAACTTAGGAATTACTGGTACGGGTTTCCAGTCTAAGTTTAAATAAGATAAGTCACCATTGATAGATAATTCGTCTTTGTATTTTTGAATAGATTGTTCTCCTCTGGCATATAGTCTTAACCTATGGAAATTATTATAGTTCGTATTAAATCTATCTTGCCAACCTCTGTCGTTTCTAAACCACTCAGATTCTATGGCTCTACCGACTTGTAAACCATAATCATAAGAAGCTTTTTCTACATCCGGTACGACCTGATCTGGAAAAGAACTATTGTAATTAGTTTTTATCATCTATTTTATTTTTGAATTATAACCCGTGTTATCATATCTTTTAATACCTAAAGCTACAGATTTATTTTGTCTTTTACTAACTGGTGTATATCTGTTTTTATTACAAGCCATTACAGCTAGACCTGAGCTTATCGAAGCATCGTGCTTTGTTCTATTATTAATATTGAACTTAGACCAATCTTCTAATGTCTTTTGATGGTACATATCTCCGTAGCCATCATCTTTTAATCCTACATAAGTTTCTATATAAGATTCAATTGCAGCGGCGTGTGCTTGCTTAATATCTTCACTTGAGTTAGGTATTCCGCCTATTTCTTTTTCAGTTGTAGAAAGTTTATTCCAAACTTTATCAGGACGATTCATAGAATAACCTCTATAACCTCTTCTCTTTAAATAGTATAAAAACCTAGGTTTGTTGTTTTCAGCTAATATAGGCATACCATAAAAAACCATAGCCATTAATACATCTTCAAAGAATATCTCAGCTGTCTGTGGCCTTGATATATATTCTAAAAAGAAATGATTAGGTGGTACATCTTCCATTGAAAACTTTGTAAGTCCGTGTAAAGCACCATTGGATCCTTTACCATCAACAGTGCCTGATATATCATAGCTATCAAGCCCAAAAGCCCCAACGTGTTCGTTTCCAGGGTATTTACCGTTACTCTTTAGTATCACTCGATTTTGAAGATTTTTAGGTGGCACCCAGCTTATCTGGAACCTACCTGATCTATTTGGATTAAATATAACCCTTGAATCTTTAATACCGTTTTCCCAATGAAAGCTACCTACTGTAACAGCTGCTGAATTATTAAGCTCAGCATTAAAATCTATTTGTTCGTATATCTTAGTTAAATTAAATAAACTATCTTTTGTCTCGTCTCTAAAAGCATGAGCTTCAGTTCTTGGAAACTGACGATAGTATTCATTTAAACCATCAGGATCATCTCTTAGTCCATCGACTTCGTTTTCCCAGTTTTCAATAACTCCTGTTGTAATTTCATAACCGTCAACTCCTTTGACTGTATTTTTACTTCTAATGAAGACAGGTAGTCCATGAGTATCGATGAATCCTTCATAGTTCCATTCCATAGGAATGAACAAGCTATAGAGTCCAGAAGATGTTTGTCCGTTTCTATTTCTTTTATTAACGTCTGAATTGTTGTATAATTTTTTGAAATTGTCTCCACCTTTATCTAATGCATTTGAAGTTGAGCCCATCATACATTTACCTACGATCCTTGATCCTAGCCTTAATGTAGTTTTTGTAACCCTCCAGTTGTTTAATATATTATCAGGTCTCTCCCATTTACCACTTTCATCATGAGCTAATAGTTTTAACTTTTCACCATCATAAGAGTTATCACCAGTATTTTTCCAGTCAATAGTTGTATCAAGCCCGTCTAGTTCTCTTAGTTGTTCATTGCTCTCAAGCTTCCTTCTAGTAAGCTTCGAAGCTGGAACTCTGTATGCAAGTTCTGTTTTAGGACGATCCATACCGTCCTGGATCGGTTTGAAGAAAAACGGATAGTTAACGGATATTGGTACGACT